CATTTTTGATAAAAGGCACGGCCACTAGTAAGCGCTCCCGTCAGCGAAACCGCATGAATCCCAGCAGCCGCCACCGCCAAAACCGGCGAGCCCTTGATCGCCCCAGCCATAGCCGCCCCACGCGCCGCCGGCGCCGCCAATGCGCCGCGTCCGCATCCAGTCCACGGGGATGTCGCTGGATGTCGCACCCTCGTTGCCATCGACGAGCCGCGCCTGCTCGATCTTGGCCTTGGTGATCTGGATTTGCTCATCGCGGATCGCGCGGCCAAGCGCCTTATCCTTGGTCAACGGCAGCGCCACCTCGCTCGCCAGATAGGCCACTAGAGCCGCGCGGAATAGCGGATCCCAGGTCGAGGGATAGAGCATCAGGGCGGTATAGACCGCACAGGCATTTTGGACGTTGGTTAGTATGACGGTGCTGCTGGCCGGGCTTTGCCCCTGCGTATCCCAGGAAAGCTGTCCGGGCGTCGCAGCGTAATTCGGATCGGTGGCAATGACGAACTTGGCCGGGACTTGCCGACGGCCTATATTAGGCGATTGCCCAAGGTTGGATTCCAGCGCCAGCGAAGGATTCGCCGGCTGGATGTTGCCCGGCGGCACATTCGTGGTGATCTGGTAATTCCACGGGATGAAGCGGATTTTCATGCAATCCGTCGGGTAAAGGTACTCATAGACATAGCCCGACGGCACCACGCTACCGACATTCGGCGTCTGCCCGGTGGCATCAGCCAGAAGCAGGAGTGGCGCCTCCTTGCGGGCGAAATCCCAGTTCGCGCTTCTGAGAAGCTGCTGTATGCATTGCAGATAGGCGCGGAGAATGACCTGCGCCTCGCGGGAGCCTTCGCTGATATCGCCTAGCACGTAATCACTGCCAATGGCGTCGAGAACCTGGGCCGCAATATCCGACGGTAAATTAGCCATGCTTACCCCCTCGTCTGCTCAGCAAGCATGGTTGAAGTCTGCTCATCCTGCGCCGCTACCTGTTCAGTTTGCAGGTTTGTCAGGGCTAGAGCAAGCCTGCGCGCAAGTGCTGCCGCGAGCGCCTCGGTGAAGTCGGGCTCCCAATCCTGTGGGTTCGTGACCTGGCCGGTATAGACGATGATGCCCGGGTACACATTGCATAGGATCACTTTTTCCGGCTCGGCCAAGGAAGTGTCATTGTTGACCGAGAACACATAGGGTTGCGGCGCGAAGTCCGGCACGAATATCGGCGTGTTCTTGACGGCGCGGATTTTCATAGCGTCGGTTGGATAGGCGACTTCATAGAGCCACGGCACCGGCGGATAGTCGCTGCTCCAGACCAGTGGCGGCACGTAGCCGCCGGCGGGCGCCTGCTTGATGAGCGTCATCCCTACGTTGCGCTCAGCAAAGCTCCAGTCGAAGGAACGGAGCAGCTCGTCGCGCGTCTGGGCATAGATGCTCAAAGCGAGCTTTGACGCCATCGAGCCTTCCCAGATGCTACCGACGCGGGTTTTGTACCCGATCCGCACCAGAGCGATATTAATCACGTCTTCGGGACTGGAAACGCTGCTGGGCATATTATGACTGCACCTGTTCGATGACGCCGCCGCTATTAATCATTTGCCCGGCAGATTGGCCGATTACCGTCGCTGGCAAGGTATTCATAGCAGCAGAAAATAAGGCCCAGAACTCAGCCGGATTAGCTTCGATCCAAGCGGTAAAAGCCGAACCAAAAGCTGCCGGAGCGCCAAATGCCAGACCAGCAACATCTGCCGTCGTCGTTTTTACATCGACGCTTCCTCCGGTATCAATCGAGATAAACTCATTTCCGGTAAGCGTGCTTTGGATTACCTGCCCTGTCTGGTATGATGTTCTCATCAGATATCCCCTCGGGCTTCGGCCGCCTGTTCAAATTGCCCGGCGCTTTGCAGCAGCGCCGCAGAGGCATCGGACTTGCCCGCAATCGCCATGGCCAGCTTGGACGCCAGGAGCCGCACCACCGCCTCGGTGAACAGCGCGTCCCATACACTTTCCTGCGGGCCGTTATTGTAGATCAGGTTCCCGGCCGCGATATTGGCGAAAATCACCTTGGACTGTGTACCGGATACCACATCGTTACCGATGGACCAGTTGACCGGCAGCGGATCGTTCTGGTCGCTCACGGAGGTCGGCGCCACCTGCAGCACCTCAATGCAATTGGCCGGGTAAGTGAACTCGTAGGTCCACGGAAACGGCGCTGTATTGCCTGTCAGGACGAGGGGCTGCGTATTCCGCGCTAGATCCCAGCCAAACTGACGCATGACCGTAGCCACGGTCGGCGAATAAAGCTGGGCAAGCGCGATACCGGCCGGAGAGCTGTCAAAGTTCGGCGCGCCGGCACTCACAAGCGGCTGGTTGTCGCCTAGAAGCTGGATGGCCTGGTTAGCAACCGCCATACTGGTGAGGGTCGGGATCATTTACGGCGCCGTGTAGCTGATCACCTGCCCGAGCGTGGTCAGGGTTGTTTGTAGTGTGGTGACATTCAGCGAGTTTAGCGGCGTGCTGGTCGTCACCGACATTGCCGCCGCCACGCCACACGCCGCGCCGACGTTGGCCTTGTGTACGTCGATCCGCATGGAAGCCGCCGCCACGCTGCTCATTGAAGCCGCAACTGGCACCATCAGGTTTGTGCATTGCGATGCCACCGGCAGCACGGCGCGGAACGGGATTTGATAGCCGGGAACAACCTGCCGGTTTTGGGTTGTATCTGCCCCGAAGGCGTCAAGGACGTAACCCGCCACGCTGTTTTGCGTCGTTGCCAAGCGCTGGTTGGTGTGTTCGTCCATGCTGTAAAACCCGCACGCGATGGCATCGGTTTTAGTCGTGCTGGTCTGTAAATCGGCCTGGGTCATGATGTACTGGCCGTACATGCGCCGCCCCTTTCGGACGTAAACCTCGTATGGCCAGCCCGCGGTTGCGCCGTATGGAGTGGAAGCGGTGTCCCGAAATTCCGTGATGCTCGGCCCCCAACTATTCACATAGTCTTGAACTGCTGGAGTAATCGACGGATCGTTTGCTAGAAACCAAAGCCAAGACGCCTGCTCGTTGAACATCTGCTCGAGGATGGTGACGCGCGCGGCAGGCGTGGCGCTAGGCCAGCCCCACTGATACGGGATGCCGAAATCTTGGTTGAAATCCTGCTTGCCATCGATGCACATCGTCGCGCTAAACGGAATCCAGTTCGTCTGATCGCTCGGAATCTGGTTAATCAAGTGCTGGATAATGTCTGTGCTGTAGTTAGCTGGCTTCGGCCACGGCGCTTTGTCCGGCGGATTTTGCGTCAGGCACAGGCGGAAACCGTACGCCGGTATGCCAAGGTCAGCCCCGCCGACCGCCGTTGCAGGGTAGGCCGTATATCCCGGAAGCAGGGTAGTGCCATTGCTCTCGTAGCAATTTGCGGCGGTGAAGGTACTTGCGACTGGATAGAAGCCTGCCAGCGCCTCGCCTGCCGTGATCCACGTCGAGCCGGATGGCGGGTTTGCGATAAGGCCGCCGGACGGGCTGGCCGATGAAAAATATGTGTTGCTCTCGCGCCCGTAGACCATGGTCACAGTGCCGGTCCCGGCTGCTAGGTCGCCCTCCTCGGTGCCGTCGATAAAAACCGTTCCGTTGAAGGTAGTAGTGTTTGCGTCGGAACAAGTAATCGACGTGATCGCCGCGCTGCTCATTGCCACCGATGCCAGCGGGTAGCTCGTGAAAACATACACGCCATACGACTTCAACATGTCGTCAAAAATCGCTTCAGCCCGGATCGGAGAGACACGCGGGAGAAGGATGCGCGAACCACTCATGGCCGAGTTTTTGACGAAAAACCTATTCGTCATGTACCCGAAGCCGTGTGAGCCGTAGCGCCCCTGGTCGATGTTCGATAGGCCGTTGGCGATGCAGCCGCCGATATGTGGGTATGGCGAGACGAGCGCGGTCTTTGCGCCATTCTGCGCGGCGGCACATGCCGCGTTTACTGCGGCCCAGGTGTTACCGTAGACCACAGTTTGGAAAGTCAGGCTAATCGCCATTGTTAGATGCTCCCGTAAGATAGCAGAACCCACGTCGCCGTGGCGCCGTCAAAAACAAATTCGCATTGATCTCCGCCCGTAAGGGTCGCGTTTGTAGCACCTGCAATGGTGATCGCTGACGAACTCATGACGGGATATTGGAATCTCTGCCTGTACCCGTGCGTCGTGTTTTGAAGAGAAAGGGTCATAGTGCGCGGCGCGGCTGCCCCCACATTGAACACCACGACCGGCGAATACTGAAACGGTATGATCGTGATGTTGGCGCTTGGCGTCACGTTTTGAATGATCGCCAACCCTTCGACTTGCCCAATCCGATTATACTCACCCGCCGACGCAGCGGCGGAAATTAGCACAAACGGCGACGAGGCTACGCTATCCACGCCGATGCTGTTAATGTTTAATCCGTTCACCGCCGCATCAGCATAGACGGCCTTGGCGGCGCCAATCGTATAAATTCGATCAGCTTTGAAGTTGGTGAGCGCGGAGGTCCACTTGATCGCGTTTGCGGTGTAAAGCGGGTTGATGTATTCAATAACGCACTGGCCTTCAAATTCCACATTCGAGCATCCAGACAAGTCGATGAATGAGGAATTTGAGGTCATGAATGAGCGGTTCGGGCCGCTTGGGCCGGAGCCGGTAAAAACGAACTTCTTACCAGACCATTTCGTACCAGCTTGCGGCGTAAGCTGCGTGGCGAGGTAAGTCGCTTTGTCAAAAATGATGACGTTATGCTCGTAGGCCGCAAAACTTACCGCCGTCGAGTGGTTCCACGGGTTGGAAGACTGGATATACCGGCTGACATAGCCAAAATTGTTCAAACTCAAGTACGGAAAGGAGATGCGCGCGGAGATTTCTTCAGACGCCTGAAAGAACGGCATGTCGGTAGAGACGAGGTTGCGCAGCGAAGAAATTGCGGGCGGATAGTATGGAATCGACGGCCCCGCCATAAATGCGGAAGCAGCCATCTCGCCTTTGCCGCTTGTCGTTACCCACGTCGATGCTGTTGTATCGACGACCACGGTCTGAGGTGATTCAAGCTCGAATATGTTCCCCGCGTAAGCTACGCCGTACAGAATCGAAACATAAAACGGAACGGTAACGGTCTGTCCTGAATTATAAGTATTGTCGGTAGGGCGAGATAGGGAGTTGCCGGATGCCGAATAAACCCACAATCCATTCTGTGCCGCGTTCGTCTGCGCTGCTAGGAAAATAACGTCGCCGTCCTGCGGGGCGTATCCGTCGATTGTCGCGGGAACGGCAGAGGTGCCGATGTTATTGCCTGCTGCCACCGCAGCGGTAAGCTGCGTCGCCGCGCCGGTCAGGCCGGCAAGTTCCGTGTTGATCGCGGTAATCTCGGCGTTGATTTCCGTGACCTGGTTATTGAGGTTGGTTTCTGTGGCATCGAGAAGCAGCAGCCATTGCGTTCCGTTCGACCAATAGAGGCCGCCCAGGCCGTCGCCCATGGTGACAGCGCCGCCAACCTCGCAGAACCGCCCATTAGCCGTGGCCGCGGCAGGAAGCTGGGCGAATGTCGTTACACTAAAGACGTCCGTTGGATTATAGGACATTGGCTTACTCCAGAATCCAATTGCCGTTGCCATCGCATTGGAAGATTTGCGCCTGCAAATTGGATGATAGGACATCGGACAGTTGGCCGTCCAGCGTGCTGCCTGAGGCGGTGACGGTGATGGGATAGGTGTTCGCCGTCCCCTGCTCATCCTTGATCGTGATCGTGACGCCCACATTGGAGGATGTGCACGCCGGCAGCACTTCGGACTTAGGCGCGGCATCGGCGCTTGCCCAAGCGATCGTCGCAATCGGCCCGTCAGCGGTGGTTGCGTTATCAGCGTTGCCCGTTATCACTCGCCGGAAAGTCGGCGTGCTACCGCCTCCGTTCAAGGGTACGAGAACGCCGTTGACGATGAACTGCAGCGGCAATTGCGTTGCGGCGCCGACTGCACCATACGCAATGAGGCCGCCACCTTGGGCATTGGGTCCGAAGCACAGATAATGGTAGCCCGTGCTGTTCGTCGTCGGCGCGTCATAGTCGCAATTATTCGTACCATACGGTCCCGTACCCGCATTGGCATAAGGCGCAGATCCTGCGCCCGCTTCCGTAAGCCCCAACTCAGTCAGGCCAATGCCGGGCCCGCCACCAGCTGCGGTGCCGCTGTCTTTAACCACAGGCTGCTGCGAATAGCTGTTAACGTACATCGGCACATGGCCTCTTGCGATGGCGCCGGATTGCAAAAGGGTCGATTGTGCGTGTGCTGCGGTGCCAGTGACCGCCAGCGCGATCGTGAAGAAAAAAGCGCGTAGAGCGGTCATCGTGGGCCTTTCGGTTTAATCGTAGGCTTGGTTTTCTTCGTCCTCAGATTCGATGCACATATCTTCGATCTGAAGCTCAACGCGGGCGCGAGTTCCGCCGCTGCTGTAGCTCGTCGGAGCATCGTCCGAGATGCTGACGCTGGTAACGCGTGCCAGGGCGTGGATATGGACGATGCCGCCAACAAACGCCTCAGACGGGTCGATTTCCAGTTTGGCCATCTCGTCTTGCGTCAGGCAAATCTTGAGGCCATACGGGTAGTCTGGCGTCGGGCAGGGAATGGGTGAGGAAAAGTCTTTCTTTTCCTCGTCGTCCATCTCCATGCTAACCATGGGATAAATCTTCATGGCGCTTACTCCCCGGCAGGCGCAGCGGGCATAGCTGGAGCAGCAGCGGCCGGAGCAGCCTCGGTGCCAGGCGCAGCCTCAGCCGGAGCACCAGCCATCATCTCGGCGTCCTGGGAGTTGTTCAGCGTGGCGTGCTCGGCCTGGTGGCGAGCGTGCATCTTGCGGTGCTCTTCGCGGTGATTGCCATGCAGGTCGCGGCGCTCGGTCTCGTGGCGCTTGTGCATGTCCTCGCGCGCCTTGGCCAGACGGGCCAGGAGTTCAGAGCGGCTTGCCTTGCCATCGCTCTTGGCTTCAGTTTTGGCTTCGCTCTTGGCCTCGGTCTTCTTCTCGGCCTTCGGCTCCGACTTCTTATCGTCGCCGTCTTTGCCCTTGTACTGCAAACGCGCCATGTTCTTAGCCTTTCGATTTGTAGTGGAGGCGCTTCTTAGTGCCGTCCTTGTGCATTCCCATCAGGGGCTGGGCGAGGCGCGCTTGCTTGCCGAGTGTGCCGGGCGCGTCGGCCTTTTCAGCCGCATACTGGCGCGTGGTTTCACCGGCGGCTTTCGCCTTCGCGGCAAACTTGCCCTCGTGCTCTTTCGGGACCGCGCTCTTGATCCAATTCTTCTTCGCCACCGGCTTGCTCCTACTCGCCATGTCGAGCAGCGTCGGGCTGCTCACCTTTTCTGCATCCGCGGATAGGCCATCTTGTTCCGCGGCTTCTTGTGCTCGGGGAGTTTGCCGGGCTTGTCTTCCGCGACAAATTCCTTCGCTACTTTCTGGGAGACGCCACCGGCGCCTCCCTTTTCTTTAGCCGCAGCATACATCAATCCGCGCTGCGCCTGGGATTTCATCGGCATTAGCGGTAGCGGTACCAGGAGGCGTTGGCTGCGACATACTGCCAGCACTGCGATACGCCGATGGCGAGCGGCGAGGTGTTCGCCGTCACCAGGGTCTGGCCGGTATTGGCATTCACGGTCAGAGTGGTGACGGTCTGCGAGGTGTTGACGCACTCAGTCTGCCCATCGGACGGTGCCGGGGCCAGCGTCACGGTCAGGGTGGCGATCGTGCCGGCAGGCGTCAGCTGGAAGTAGTCCTGGTTGTTCGCAAAGGTCAGCGAGGCGCCGGTCAGCGGCGATGCCAGGGTATAGCTCGGTGCCCCGGCAATCTGGCCGATGGTCACGTATTTGTTGCCGACGGCCGGATTGCCCTGCGGCAGATCCTGCACGAGGTCAGAAGGCGTGGTGTTCGGCAGTGCGGGAGGAACATAGGACTGGCTGGCCGCCACGGAGGTCTGGGCCATGGCGAGGCCCGGGGCGAACAGCACGGCGCAGGCGAGAAGGGCAAGCTTTTTCATGGATGTGCTCCTTAAACGATGTTGCCGCCGCCGACGTTGGTAATCGTCGCCGTCGCGTTGGTGATGGAGGTGAAGCTGATGATGAAGTCGCGCCAGGTGGCCGTCGCAATCGTCACGGTGCCGCTCAGCGCGCCCCAGCCGGTATTCGTGGTCAGGG